TACAGCATCAGCTGTAAATACAAATTCATTCTTTGATAATCTAGCTGGTACATCATCAGCTCGTTCTTGTCCACCTATTGGTACAAATCCACCATCGTTTCTATAATCTTTTTCCATACCACCCATGTCCATAAGCCCACCCTCTTGAGCCATTGTTCTTGGTTCAGATGGAAGTTTCATATGTCTTTCAACATCTTGCATTTCCAACCACTCATCAAATTCCAAGTCTTCAGGAATTAAGTTTAATTTTTTAAGACGTAAAAATTCATCAAAAGATTCACCCATTGCATCATCATAACCATAAGAAGCTTGCATCATTGGCATTTCTTTATTAAGTGCTGAAGCCATTTTCATTATACCACCTTCGTTAGCCATTACTCTAGGCATCATTCCTCTAGCCATCATAGGATTCATTCTACCAGCCATCATAGGGTTTGGTCTTGGCATTTGATCTGGTTGTGTTGGCATAGGTGTTTCATCATCAGAAAATGATTGTGAAGATTGTGATTCTACACCTTGTGTTATTGGAGGTAAACCTGCGCTACCACCAAAAGCTAATTTTTTATCTTCTTCATCATCGTTAATTCCATATAATTGATTTAATGCTGCAGTTCTTATGTTACCACCACCCATTAAACCAATTCTTCCACCATCTTTTTTGTCTAAAATACTATAAGCATCTGGAGATAATTCTGATAGGACTAATGCTTCAGCTAATTCTCTACTTAAACCTTTATCCATTAATTCTTTTACCTTTACTTCGTATCTATCACTAGCAGAACCACCATCATCATAACCAATTCTTCCGCCATCAGCAGCGTAGTATTGTTGAAAAGGAAATTGATCTTGTGGTAATTCTCCACGTAAAGCTCTTGCTCTTAATTCGTTAGGAGAACCCACTGTATCAAATATGTTTGTTGCATCAGCGTAGTAATCTTTTTCATCTTCTTCTTCACTTGATCCAAATAATAATGGTAATGAAGATAGTGCAGTGATACCTCCAAACATTTTAAATGGGCTTATATTTTCTTTTGTAAATTTTGTCATACCTTTTTTTAAAAAAGCTTTAGCTCCAACATTTCTTAATTTATCCATAAATGTTGCACCTGTTCCAAAGTTATTAAGACCAAACGCTCCTAAACCACCTATTAAAGCTAATTTACCTATTGGTGATTTAATAATTTTTTTAATTCCTCGTGTTGCTTTCTTAACTAGTTTACCTAAAAAATATCCTTGTCTTAGATCTGCTATTCCACCACCAGCATAACCTATTCTTCCGCCGTCTGCTGAAAACATTCTTTGGTCAACACCAAACTGTGTTCCGTGAGCAGCTGTTCCATAAGTTGAAAATGGTAAATTACTTCCTGGTAAAAAAGGATTTGCTGTTTGAACAGGTGGTACGACAGGTAATGTTGGTGTTGGTGCCACTGCTGTGTTTATTGGATATGGGTATGGATATTGGCTCGTAATTCCTGGACCATCGCCACCTAATCCCATTTCTCTTTTATAAGCACCCATATCTCCTCTGTATTTAACAGTTGGGTTATTAAACTCTTCTAATAAAAAATCTCCATAATTCATTGCTTCTGGCATTCCAGCATCAGCAGCACCTGGTTCATAATTAAAAGCATCACTTTTAAAAAATTCATATAAATCTTCATCATCTAATGAAGTTGGCGGTGTAATTCCCATACTTTCTAAATATTCTTTATAAGCTTTTCTATATTTTGCAATTCTCTCTGTTTGTCCTGGAATAATTAAACTTGCATTGTAAGCTGCTTTTTTCCTAGCGTCAAAAAAATTTGATACTGGCTGTGTGTCTTTTTGTTGAACTACATCATCAGGATCATCAGCTCCCCCACTTCCAGCACCACCAACAAATGGTGTGCCATCTCCTTTTGTAGCTACTGAATATGTTGGACCGCTTGCTCTTGGTCCTCCTGTGGTATTTGTAATATTTGAAGTTTCTCTAAAATTACCTTGATCACCTGGACCATCACCTGGACCTTTTCCACCACTCCTATCTTCAGTAAAATCTCCTTGTGAATCTAAGGACATAATTCCACCAGGTCCCATATTAGGTCCATCTTGTAATGATCCGTGTATATCTTCTTTAAGTAATAAATTTTTTTCTGCTTTTGTAATATAAGCTAATTCTGTGTCAGGTTTATCTGGTCCTGATTGCCATTTAACAGGAATACCACTTACTGTTTCTTGTTCGCCAAGATAATTTTTAACACCACCTTGCATAGCTATCCCTCCTTCATTCATACCTGCTCTAGCTTGTGCTTCAAATTCTTTAAAAGACATTGGTTGTAATCCTTGTTCTTCCATTTCAAATACGTACTTTTGATATTCTTCTATTAATAATGGATCTGCCATTGCCATTTGTTCTGGTGCTTGAGGTCCTTCATTACCTGAGTAGGTAATGTTTGGCGCGCCTGTGTTTAATGATTCTAATCCTGTTTTCATATAATTTTGTATGTTAATTTTAAAAGCAGGAATTTAACCTGGGGTTGTTAATAATACTTGTTTTTGTCAAGTAAATCAAGCCTATGATGTAACTTCTCTAGGTTTAATTTCTAGCGCAGATAAGACTACATGTAGCCTATTTGCGGTTGCTGCAGTCACTTTTAATACTTCACTTTCCTGTAGAACTAAAGGTGCTGATAATAATTCTGTTGTTGCATTAGCAGATATTGCCTTAGTCTTAAAAAGACTAAAAACAGCATCTGATGTATTCGTAATAGTCGCTGTTATGGTATCAGCGTTACCCGAATCTTCTGATACTAATATTGATTTTATAACAGCAGTTGTAGCTGATGGCACCGTATAGATACTTACAGCTGAGGTAGATGTTAAATCTGCTTTTTTATTTACAAATGTATTTGCCATTATGCTAAAAAGAAAGCAACTGCTTCCTGTTCATCTTTTAAATCTTGTTGAAATGTTGTATTTAATTTTTGCACAACACTATCTACATCTCTAACAAATGATTGTTGTACTTGTTGATCGTAGTTTTCTAAAGGTTGTGTTAATGATTGTACTATTCTTGCCATTATCTTCTCCCGTCTGGTTGTATGTCTAATCTAAATGTACCAAGTTTCCAAAATTGACTTGTGCTTGTATTGTCTACTTTTAAAGATATAGATCTAGCACGTGCTCTTGTGTCAACTTTATTTGTACTACTTGATATAGTGAAAGGTCCTAATGTTGAACTAGCTTGTGTTTGATTAGGAAAGTCTCTTAAGTTTAATGTAATTCTAGTGTCGCCTGTTTGTGATAAAAAGTCTGGTAGTACTCTTCTAATTTTCATCATAAACTCACCATCACCTTGTAACCCTTGTTGACCTATATCAAAATCTCCAGATTGTATGTTTGCTGTAATAGATGATGTTGCACCTTCTCTTATTTGATCTAATCCTGTTTCGTGTTCATAATAATAACTAACACCATCTGTGTTTCCTTGCACATATGTTGCAGAACCAGATGTACCATTAGAACTTGTATCATATTCTGATGCATGAGGTTTACCAAATACAGCAGAATCTTGCCAAGATGATCTAGCTAATGTGCCTGTGGTCCATACAGGTCTTTCAGGTGTTGAATCTAAATAGTTATAACAAACCATTCTATTAACAGTTGATGCTCCTGAGTTAGGATAAAACCACATAACTTCACCAAACAAGTTATTTAATCCTGCATTAATATGTTGTTTTGGAATTGTATTAATGTCATCATAAACAAAGTCTTCAACTAAACATGGTAATGATTCTAGTTTACCAGTATATCTAAAGAAACCATTCTCTGACATCCAGTATGCAGAACCATCAACCTCTACGGCTGCGTTCTTACCAATTAATCCACAGTTAGTACCTACTTGTTGAAACGAGAAAGTAAATGGAGCACCAACAAATCTCATAATAAACAAAGCAGTATCGGTCCAAACGTAAATTGCATCACGACCTCTGATTGCTCCTACAATTTTTGATCCATCTGCTAGTCTTTGTGTACCAGCAGTATTAATTGCACTAGGTGTGTAAGAAGTTGTTGCATCAATTGATTCTTGGTCCGAGAACCTAATATACATTTCATCTCTTGTGCTTGATGTACCAATAGTTGTTTCTGTTCCAAAAAATATTAAGTGTCTATCTGGTGCTGATACTAAAGTAA